TGGCTACCGGTATTCAGTCGGCTTTAGCTGTTGTAAGTGCTGCTACTCAAATTGCTACCGTATCTAGTCAGAAATTCGCAAAAGGAGGTATATTAAGCGGTCCAAGTCACGCGCAAGGCGGTATTAAGACACCTTTAGGAGAATTAGAAGGAGGAGAAGCGGTTATTAATAAAGCTTCTACTAAAAAGCACGCTGGATTACTATCAGCTATAAACGTAGACGGAGGAGGTAAAAAGTTCGCTAGAGGTGGAGTATTACCTACACCTAGTACTATAACTACTCCTAACGATATAAATAAGGATATATTAAGAGCTTTAACTAACTTTAACCTAAGTCCTACCGTAAGTGTAGTAGAGATTAACGAGGCGCAAACTAGAATATCAGAAATAGAAAACAATTCAACATTATAAAATGAGTAACAAAAAAAGGATTTCGGAACTATTAAATATAGATTTAGAATCAGTAGAGAAACTATTTAACGAAGGTCTTATAGACCCAAGAGGACTTAATAAGTATTTATTATGTTCTGACTTTAAAGAGTTAAAGGAGTTAAAACCGGAAGCTAAGAACTTAGATTTATATACAGAGCTTAGTATAAAGTATAACCTTTCTGAGTCTGCGGTCTATAAGTGGGTTAATAACTATAAAAACTAGTTTTACGTTTCGTAAACTTATAAAGTAAAAAAAGTTAATAATATTATAAAATATGTGGTATAAAGCATTAAAAGTAAATAACGCAGTAGAGCTAGACTTATTCGACGAAATCGGAGGATGGGGAATCTACGCTAAAGACCTTAAAGACGAACTATCTAATATGATAGGAAATCCTACGGAAGAAGTAGTAGTTAATATTAATTCTCCGGGAGGTTCTGTTTTCGAGGGTATCGAGATTTACAATTACTTAAAAGGTTTACCTAATAAAGTAACAGTAAAGATTAACTCTTTAGCCGCTAGTATCGCTACCGTAATCGCTTTAGGAGCAGATGAATTAGAGATTAGCGAAAGCGCTTTCTTTATGATTCATAATCCTTGGACAATGGCTGGAGGAGAAGCGGACGACTTAAGAAAACAAGCGGACGTACTAGACAAGATTAAAGATACTATCGTTAATATCTATAAAAAGAACTCTAACCTAGAGGAATCTAAGTTAATTGCTCTTATGAACGAAGAAACTTGGTTAACTGGAGCTGAAGCATTAGAATACGGTTTCGCAGATAGATTAACGGAGGGAGTAGCTATAGCAGCTATGGCGAGTAAGGAATTTGTAAATAAATTTAATAATATACCAAACGGTTTAAAAATGGCAGAAAATCAAGAGACTGTAGAAGCAGTTGAAGAGGTTGCTATCGAAGCTACTAACGTAGAAGAGACTGTTGAGGAAACTACAGAAGTAGTTGAATCTACGGAGGAAATTACTAACGAAGTAGTAGAAGAGGTAACGGAAGAAAAAGAAAGTATACTTAATAAAGTAAAAGCTTTCTTATCTAACAAATTAGAAACAGCATCTAACGAATTACAAGATAGATACGCAGAGATTTCTAACGAGGTTAAGAACTTAAAAGAGGCTAACGCTGATTTAGATAGTGAATTAATCGAAACTAGAAACGTACTAGAAGAGTCTTACGAGGCTATGAACTCTCTTAAAGCGACTATCGAAGCAAAGGATTTAGAGATTAAGGAATTAAACGAGAAGCTAGAAGAGCCTATCGGAGAGGATTTAGTTCCAGTATTAGAGCCGGAAGCAAAAGCAAAGGCGAGTGTAAAAGAAGTATTTAGAAACTTAAAAAAATAATAAAATGGCATTTGATTTAACAGCGTTATCAGACTATACAACTGAACACGCAGGAACATTTTTCGCTAAATCGGTAATGAAATCGAAATTAGCAGCATTAGCAACAGTTTACACTGGTTTTAAACCGGGTACTCATAAGCTACCAGACGTAGAACACGACTACGACTTATTACAAAACGGAGAGGCTTGCGGATTTAACGCTTCGGGAGACTTAAACATCGAGCAAAGACAAATTATCGTAGAGTCTTTAAAGATTAACACTCAGTACTGCGTAAGAGACTTAGAGAAGAAGTTTACTCGTCAGATTATGCCTTCAGGTCAAGACTACGAAGGATTAGCACCTTTAGAAGCTGAATTAATGGCTTCTTTAGACAGAGCTATTGGTAAGATGATGGAGCAAGTATTAGTTAAAGGAGACAAGTCTACTGCGCCTAACGCTTTATCTTCTTTAGACTACTTAAACGGTCTTAATAAAGTTATCGCTACTGAAATCGCTGGTGGAGGTATTCCAGCTGCTCAGGCTTTAAGTTCTGGAGCTTTAACTACTGCTAATATCGTTTCAAGAGTAGAAGCTCTTTACGACGCTTTACCAGTAGATGCTTACTCTACTATTAACGACGAGAAGTGGTACGTACTTATGGGAGACGATAAGGCTAAGATGTACGATAGAGGTTATAGAGATAACTTAGGTACTACTGTTTATAATACTGGTTTCGAAAAGAGATTCGTAGACGGTACTAATATCGGTATCGAAGGAATCCCGGGATTGAACGGTACAGATAAATTAGTTCTTATTAAAGAGTCTGATTTAGTATTAGCAGTAGACGTAGAAGGAGAAGAAATGGACTTAAAAGTAGGAATGGACCAGTACGAAGAGAACGTATGGGTTAAGGGTAGATTCGCTGCAGGTTTCCAAATCCACTTCCCATCTCAGGTAGTAGTAGATAACTACTAATAAAAAGATTTAATAACGGGGGTCTTCGGACTCCCTTTTAAAAAATAATAAAATGGCAGAATGTTTAATTACAGCGGGTTGGGTTGGACCTTCTTGCGACGAGACTTTCAACGTACCGGGTATTGAGAAAGATAAAATCTACGTAGGTAATAAGTCAGAGATTACTGCGTTTACTAGCACGGTAGACGGAGAAATTGACGGTCTTACTTTCGATACTTACAAAGGTTTATACGCTCTTACAGTTCATAAGGACACGGCTTCTTTTACAGAAGAATTACAAGTAGGTGCTAACTCAGGTTATTACTATAACGAGACAGTAACTTTCAGAACTATCGACGCTTCTACAGCGGTTAGAAACGCTATCGAGGATATGGTAGGTACTTCTTTAGTTTTCGTACTTAAGGATAAGAACGGTAAATGGACTGTTTTAGGAGAAACTGACGGTGTTGAGCTTTCAGAACAGACTAAGACTTCAGGAGCAGCTCCAGGAGACGATACGGGAGACGTTTTAACTTTTACGGGAGTAAATAGAGGTAAAGCTAAGAAGTTTTTTGCAACTGACGCGGCTACAACTGACTCTACTCTAGCGGGTTACTTACTTTAATAGTATCTAAGCTTTATTAAAGGATTCGGAACGGTTCGGAAGGGTTCGAAAGGATTAGGTAACGGTTCGCAAATATAATTTAATATAATATAAGCTTAATACAAGTAGAATATAATTTAATAAAAGGGGAGGTTAATAGCCTCCTTTTTTTATCTTTAAAAAAAATACGTACTTATGGAAGAGAAAAAGACTAAAAGAACTTATAAGAAACGTTCTAAGGAACTTTATAACGAAAACGAGGTAAACTTACCTAAAGAAGAAGAAAAAGCCTTAAAACCTAAGAAATGGGTATTTAAGAACGTAAATAGAAAGATAATCTTAGCTGGTTCTGTAATTTCTAACTACGATTTAGAAAATAACCAAGCTTTAGCGGAAATCTTAATATCTAAAGGTTTAGGTAATCTTATATGCTTCGAGTAAGACAGATTTACTATAAAGAGATTCAGAAAGTTATTAATATGGAGCGGACTAGAAACTTCGTTCCGTATTATAACCCTATATCTGACGAAACCTTAGAAAGCGGAGTTATAAGAAGACTATTCGAGGAAGGAGACTATAAAAGCTCGGAGTATTACGGGGTGTTATCTCATAAGTTTTATAAGAAACTAAAGAAAGATTCTAACTATATAGAAAATACTATCTTAAACGACGAAGATAAGGCGGACGTTTATAGCTTCTTTGGTAACCTAAATAAGACTAACTTAATTACTCAGGGTAATAACTGGCACCCTTTATTCGTAGATATCTATAAAGTTATAGCTAATCGCTTAGACTGGGGTATAGACTTAGAAGATAATAAAGCGTTAATACAGCCTATCTATTCTAACCATTGGATAGCTTCTAAAGAGACGTTTAAGGAATTTTGTTTAGACTTCCTTATTCCGGTAATGGATTTAATGCGTGAATCGAAGCTTCTAAGAGACTTATGTAATCAGGACGCTAATTATATTAGTAGAGAGAAGATAAGCCCAGAGAACTGCTTAAAAGTATTTAATAAGCCTTATTATACTTACCACTGCTTTATATTAGAACGTTTATTCCCTTTATTCTGTTATTTAAGAAATAAAACCGTAAAACATATATGAAGTTCTTAGTATTAGTACCGATTTACAGACGTTATAGCGTTTTAAGGCTTTTTAACGAAGGTTTAGAGAGTTTAAAGAGGAAAGGATACGAAATAGAAGTTCTAGCAGTAGGAGACGAAAAAGACGCGCCTATAGCTAAAGAATTAGGTTATAGATACGTTACTCATAGAAATATACTAGGAGAAAAGTTAAATAAGGCTTTAAAAGTAGCTAAGAGAATAGATTTCGACGCTATGTTAATGCTAGGGTCTGACGATACCTTGAACTCTGAAGTATTAGACTTTTATATAGAAGCTTTTAATAACGATTACCGCTTCGTAGGTTTTTTAGATTGCTATTTCTACGACTTAGAAAAGCGTAATATGATTAAGTGGAACGGTTATAGAGGGGAAAGACAAGGAGAGCCTATAGGAGCTTGGAGATGCTTTAGAAGAGATTTAATAGAGGAACTTAACTGGGAGCTTTGGGATAACCAGCATCATTCTATAGATTACACTATGTGGAGTAAGATTAAAAAGCGTTCCGACTTATTAAAAGCTAAACTATTAGATAATCAGTTTATTTGTGATCTGAAAACCTCTGAAAACGTTACTAAATTTCGTAAATTTGATAACTCAGTAATAGCTAACACTATAGAGGGTTTAAATAAATTAGAAGCAAACTTTAAAAACAAGATATTAAACTATGGAAAATAAGATACACGAAACCGCTATTATAGGCGAGAACGTAAAGATAGGAAAAGGTAATATTATCGGAGCTTATACGGTTATTTACGATAACGTAGAGATAGGAGATAATAATACTATCGGTAGTTTCGTAGTAATAGGAGGAGACGGAGAAACGAAAAGAGAGGCGGAATTTACTAAGAAGATTATTATAGGTAACGATAACCTTATAAACCATCACGTAACAGTAGATAGAGGTAACGAAAGAGATACTATTATAGGAGACTATTGCTATATTATGACTAAGTCGCACTTAGGTCACGACGTACAGTTAGAAAATAACGTAACTATATCTTCCGGAGCTAATATAGGAGGACACGTTACTATAGAAGAACACGCTAACGTAGGACTAAACGCTGAGGTACATCAGAGGTTAAGAATAGGTCAAAGCGCTATGGTAGGAATGGGTAGTAGTATTACTAAACCGGTTTACCCTTTTATGAAAGTAGTAGGAGTTAATAGAATCTTAGGTTATAACGTAAAACGTGTAAAAGCTTCCGGCTTAGAGATGCGCGAGATTAGAATTATAGGTAGAGAATTTAAAGTTAAGTAATGAGGTTAGCAGCTTGTTATACAGTATTTAACGGATTAGAGTTATTAGAGTACGCTATAGACTCGGTTAAGAATCACGTAGACGAAATTATTATAGCTTTTCAGACGGTAAGTAATTACGGTAACGAATGTAACGATATTTTAGACTTTAAAAAAAGGTTTCCTAACTACGATTATATAGAGTATAAACCTAACTTAAAAGTAGACGCTAAGACTAACGAAAAGTTAAAACATCAGGGACTTATAGAAAGGTCTAGAGGTTTAAACTGCTCTCACTTCTTCTTATCCGCTACAGACCATTTATATAAAGAGGACGAGATTCTATACGCTAAGAACTTAGTAGAGACTACCGGAGTTAAGACTACTTACTCTAAGATGATTACTTACTTTAAGACTCCTACTTTAAGATTAGAGCCTTTAGAAGCTTATTATATGCCTTTTATCTGTAGTACTTCGGTTAATATAGGTTTACACGCTCCGGTATTAGTAGACCCTGCTTGTAGTTTTAGACCTTTTGCGCCTTTTTACGTATTTAACGAAGACGAAGTATTAATGCATCACTTTTCGTGGATTAGAGACGATATATCTAGTAAGTTAGATAACGCTGCGGCTAAAGTTAATTGGTTAGATAAGATAGAAGATTTTAAAGAGAAGTATAATAACTTTAAGTTAGGCGATAAATTCCCTTATTATCCGACTCACGAGATAGTAAAAAGTGAAGATGTTTTTAATTTAGGTAAAAGGTTTAAATAAGTATTTAATTTATTTTTAATAAATAATGAAAGAAGCTAGTAAAATAGAAAACAAAAGCGACGTTTTTTTTGTAAATCTAACTACGGAAACGGTAACGCCTTCGGTAGATTCAAGAAAAAATAGAAAGAAGGAATATATTTACTTCGGTAAAGATAATTTATTTCCTGAATACCTTATAGGTTTAGCAGATAACTGTTCTATTCATAGAGCGTTATTAGAGACTAAATCGAAGTTTATAGCCGGAGAGGGTTTTATATTCGAAGGGGAAGACGGTCAGGTAAGCGCTGCGGAAAAGTTTTTAGAAGGATTAGATAGAGACTTCTTAAGAAAGACTGCTACCGATATGTCTTACTTTAACGGTTTTTACTGGCAATCTAAATTCGAAAGAGGAGGTAACGTAGCTTATTTACGTAATATAGATTTCTCTTACGTTAGAAGCGGTAAAATGAACGAAAACGGAGAAATAGAAAAGTATTACTTTACTCCGGATTGGGCTTTTGCTACTAAAAAGACTTCTTTTAAACCAGAGGACGCTATCTATGAGCCTAAGCCTATTGCTTCTTGGTATTCATCGGATAGAGCTTTAGTTAAGAAGAGAGGAGAATTAATAGAGGGTAAGACTTATTCTCCGGGTAAATTGTTTTACGCAGAGCCTAGTTATTTAGGAGCGTTAAACTATATCGAGATTAGTAACCAGATAGCGGAGTTTCATAAGAATAACTTAGACAACGGAATGGTAGGTTCGATGCACATTCACTTATTCGAGGACTTAAGCGATAGCGAGAAAAGAAGAAAGGTAGAAAAGGGTATATCTCAGAAATTCGTAGGAAGTGAGAACGCTGGTAAAGTCGTAGTAACTTGGTCTACTAATCCGGATATGAAAACCTTAGTAGAATCTATACCGGTTAACGACTCTCACGAGATGTTTACTTTACTTAACGGTAAGGTATCGGAAGAAATAGTAATGGCACATCGTACGCCTATGGCTTTAGCTGGAATTAAAGTAGCTACCGGTTTACAGTCGGACGAAGCTTTAACTAGGTCGAATATGGAGTACTACCAGAATACGGTAATAAGACCTTCTCAGAGAGTTATAGAAGAATCTTTAGATAGAGTATTAGAGCGTAACGGTATTAAAGTTAAGACCGTAATTAAGCCTTTAAGACCTATAGATATTTTAGGTTCAGAGGAGTTAATGTCTCAGGTAATGACTATTAACGAAATAAGAACTAAAGTACTAGGAATAGATGTTTTAGAAGAGGGAGGAGACTCTTTCTTAAATGATAATAATATAGTAGAGTAAATGGCATTAGATTTAGGCATATTTTTAGAGGGTTCGCAAAGTACTTTTAAGGTTAAGGTATCTAAAAATGACGCACAAGCTCAATTTTTACTAGATAAGTTTATTAGTTCAGACGGTTCGGTAACTATAACAGAGACTAATGACGGAGGTATAGAGCAAATTAACTTAACTACTTCGGGCGGTGGTGGTATTTCATCACCATTAACAACTAAGGGCGATTTATTTACTTATTCTACGGTAGACGCTAGATTAGGAGTAGGAACAGATGGTCAAGCTCTTATTGCTGATAGTGCTGAAGCAACTGGTTTAAAGTGGGGGACTGTTTCTGGCGATAATATGGCAACAGCTGATTTGACCTTAACAGGAGATAGAACGCACGATTTAAACGGTAATGTTTTAAAGTTTGATAACGGACAAATAACGATTGAGGGTTCAGGTTCAACAAGTGCAACAACTTCAATACTTATTCAAAACAGTTCAGCCACTCAGTTATTTAAAATAGATGATGCAGGAGGTTTTGCTTTGGGTAGCGGAGCTAGTCACTCTACAACTAACGCTGTCACAATAGGAAATAACGCTCTAACTTCAGAACATTTTGCTATTAGTATAGGAGCTTCAACAGACGCAACTGCTGCATCAGCTATAGCTATCGGTTATTTAGCTCAAGCAACGAACTTACAAGCTATTGCTATAGGTAGAGGAGCTAACACAACTCAAAGTAATTCTATATCTTTAGGTTATAATACAGACGCTACTAATACAGGTACTATTGCGTTCGGAAATCAAGCCCAAGCCACAGGTTATGAGGGTATTACTATGGGTACAATAGCAACAGCTTCAGGTAGTAGGTCTACGTCTTTAGGTTCTAGGTCGTTAGCAGATTCATCAAGGTCAATGGCTTTAGGTAATCAAGCTAATGCAACAGCAAATTATAGTATTATGCTAAACGCTAGAAACGGGGTAGCCACTAATTCAACAGCTAACTCTTTTGCGGTAAACTGTAATAGCACAGACCATTTATTCTTTATAGGTAATACAGCAGACGGTTGGTTAAACACTACGGGTTCTTTCGGTTTTGGTACGATTACACCTTCAGCTTCAGCAGTAGTTGATTTAAATTCAACTACAAAAGGTTTCCTTCCTCCGAGAATGACAACAACAGAAAAGAACGCTATAACAACACCAGCTACTGGATTGGTAGTTTTTGATAATACACTTGCTAAACTTTGTATTTATACGGGTTCAGCTTGGGAAACTGTAACAAGCGCATAATTTAATAATAAATAAAATGGCAATAAAAGTAAATAACACAGCGGAAAGTAAAGAAGGTTTAACAATTCCTTCAGGATATTTAATAGGGTTTGATATGATTATTCCTGATAATACAAAAGAACTTCATTACTCTCCTAAAGTTTATATAAGCGAACAAGCGAGAACAGATGGAAAATCAAAAGTTTACCCTGAGTTTATAGATAAGTTATCACACGTTTACAAGCCTACAGACGCAGAGTTTGCTAGCCTTAATCCTATAGCGGTTAATACTTTCTACCAGACTTACGTAGAGACTTTAACGGAAATCGGAACAGATACAGAAATTATACTATAATGAATAACGATAGAGAAGAAATATTAGAAGTAACTAAAGCTAGTTTTAAGGTATTCGACGTACCTACTAGGTATAGGCTTATGATATTAAAAGCCTTCTCTAGTTACGATTGGGATTTCGAGGAGAAGTCAGACGGGTTAACCTTTTTTAATACCAGATGGTCTAACGAGTTTCACCCGGTATTCGTTTGGCACGATTTCGCTATGCAGAATAGGGAAACTTTAAGAGGTTCGGAAAGTGTAACTACTTACGTAAGAAATACTAATCTTACCTTAAAAAAGCTACTAGAAATATATAATTTTAGTATCTTAAAGCAATGGGCTTATCCTATATTAGCTACGCTAGCTTTTAAATTATTTAAACGATAAAAAAAATGACAGAACAAGACTTAAAAAACATTGAAGTAGTATTCGCAATTGCTAGAAAGGAATTAGCGTTAGACGAAAACCAATTAGTAGAGATTATTAATTTAAAGAAGAAAGTTTTAAACGCTTTAACTCCTGAAGAGGAAGAGCAAAAAGTATAATAAATATATGTTGGATTTAGATAGCTTGTTTAAGTATATAGTAACCGGAGGAGGAGCAATTATAGCTTACTTCTTTAAAAGTATTCACAACGGTATAAAAGCCCACGAAGGAAAGGTAGAGGACTTACAAGTAAACCTATCTAAGTTAGAAAACAGATTAGAGTTAGTAGATAATAAAACGTCGGTACAAGTCGAAAAATTAGAAGATTTAAGTAAAATGCAATTCGACCAATTACATATGGAAATTAGCGACCTTAAAAAGTCGATTAATACTATAAATGTAAATATCCAAGAATTAGTAAAGAGTAAAATAGTGTAGATATGAGTTTAGCGGAGACGAAGATAATAACGGAGCAGGAGGTTAAGAATTGGACCGACATTAGTAATAACGTACAAAGTAGTAGTTTAGCTTTTGCTATAACTATTAGTCAAGATTTATACGTTAGAACTGCTTTAGGGGAAAAGCTTTACGAGGAGTTAGTAGGTCAAGTGGCTAATAATACTTTAACCGCTTTAAATACTACCTTACTTAATGGTAATGATAGACTTTTTAGGGGTATTAAACCAGGTTTAGCTTGGTGGATAGCTTACGAGTCTTACACTTATTTACATTCTAAGATTAGCCCTACCGGTATTCAGTCTAAAAGTACTGACCAAGCTACTAGTATAGATTCTAGGTCTTTAGAGATTCGTAAGAATATGGCTAAGAAGAAAGCGGAGTATTATATAGACCAGCTTATTTGCTATTTAAGAGATAACGAGAATGATTACCCTTTATTTAGAGATTCTGACTCTTGCTGTACTAATATCGCTTACGACGGTTACGGTAATAGCGGTTTAATCTTAGACGATGAAGACGACCTAAACTATTATAGAAGAGATAACGACGGATTTAAAGAATTATAAAATATGGCTTTTGAAATAACTAATAGTGGTGGCTTTTTAAAGATTAAAAACACTACTACTAACGAAATTAAAGCTATATCTAAAAACGATGTAAGATTCGAACTTGATAAGACTTTAGACGTAATGTTAGGGGCTAACTTTAAATTTATAGTAATAAGCGACGTGGTAGAGGTTTCTACTCCATTAGCTACAGATTTAGAAGATTTATTAACCAAATTAAATAACTTAACTTAATGGCTACGATAACAGTAGAGGGAGGACAGCTTAAAATGGTCGTAGGTACAGAGATTTATACTGTACCTTTAGATGATGTTATAGTAGAGTCTAAAGGAGTTGATTCTATAGTATTTAAACAATGTACCGCACCTATATTAGAGCTTGAAAGGTCTGTAATTACTACTCCTACTTCGACGAGTGTAGAGAATTTAATAGACCAGATAGGATTGTTAATAGAATCTGTTGTAGGCGGTTCGGGGAAATACGCTGAATCTGGGTACTCTCATACGGGAGCTTTCGCAGGTAAGCCTTTAAGTAATAATTACGTTTGGGAAGCTGGAACGGGTATTAGTTATACTCAAACCGACGTAGATAACGGTATATACAAGGTGCTCTCATTAGATAACGACGTACATTTAGCAGTAGATAACCCTTACTGGTCAACTCCAGATGTTAGCGGATTAGATAACGTAGGATTATTTAACGGATATGCTTTACCTAACGAGGTAACAAGTTTAGTAGATTATACCTATGACTTTGATACTGAGTACCCAGGTTCAACAGGAACAGGTTTCGAGGGTTCTACGGGTAGAATTAAGTTAAACGATTTACAGTACGGAGACCAAATAAGAGTTCGTTTTGATTTTAACGTAATACCACAGATTGCTAACACTACTATAGAACCAGCTTTGTGGTATAGTAATAGAGATGATAACGATAATATTACTTTTACCTTTCCTTTAACTACGTCTCCAGTATTTTACGGCGGTGGAACTGTAGGAAATACTTTTTTAAACAGAGTAGAGATTTCAGCTTGGGTTATTAGTAATGAAGATGTAAACGCTTTAACACTACCATCAATTAAAGCAGATAACCCTATCATTATTCAACCTTTAGGACTATTAATAACAGTAATAAGATAATATGTCAGTAATAAAAATAAAAAGAAACGAAGCAGGAAACTGTATAACCTTCGAAGGTTCTTCTAATCCAGTTTATTGGAATAGCTGTTTAAGCGGAGAGATAGACGCTACAGATAATACGTTAATAAACGTAGTTAATGATATTATTACAGCACAAAGCGGAACTACGCAATACGAGTTTTTTAGAATACCTTATACTAATTTCGTAGATGCTGACGGTAATCCTTTTTCTACCGCTCAAGACTGTAGAGATTATATCACCCAAGAAGCTAACGTATTAGGGAGTATAGGGGAGCAGATAGCTACCTCTTCAGATACTTTTAACTTTTACTTAGATTCTAAAGACAACACCGTTATAATGTCAACGGGGGATTACTTCCCAGTAAATACAATACAAGCTACACTACATAGCGATAATACATTAAGGATTGTTTCTATTATAGGTGTTAAGACTTATTATAGTAATATTAATTTAGCGAACGTTTCTATAGATTCAGTACTATTAACGGGTACAGAATCTCAAAAAGTAAACGAGTTGAACACTTTATTCCAACACGCCGGAAGTTCTATGGGTCAAGCTCCTACAATAACTAGCGCATTAACTGTTAACTTAACGACTGGGGATACTTTAAACTATGAATTAACTGCTGATTACGGGGTAGGCTATGAATGGGACTTGTCTAGTGTTAGCGGTGTAGTTAATGTAGAAGGTAATGTTAGAAAAATTATTGGCGGTTCGTCGCTAACTGCGGGGACTTATAACATACCTGTTAAGGCTGTTAATTACTTCGGAGAAGATAGCGAGACTATTAGTTTAGTAGTTTCTAACCCTCCTTATTCTAGTACTAAAAGTGTTAAATTTAATGTTTACGATGACTTAGACACTTCAGCAAGTGACAGAACGGTTTTGAATAGTGTTTTAGGAAGGTCTTCTAATGGTTCTGGCTCTTCTGACGCTTGGACTATAGCATTTTGGTTCAAGGGTGGTACTTCTACAAATTCTGTGCAGACAATAATGCAATATGGAGGTTCTAATCAGTATTCAGATGGTTATATATGGATTACTTGGACGGGAGCGACTTACCAAAGGTTAAGACTTAAGTACGGTACTGAATACAACTATTTACAACTTAGAACTCCAGCTAATTCAATTACAAGTGGAACGTGGCATCACGTAGTTATAACTTATGACGGTGGTACTACTGGAGCAGGTAGTGGTAATATAAATGATTATTACAGTAGATTTAATATATATATTGATGGTGCTTTGCAGACTACTGACAACTCTAACGCTAACTATGGATACACTAATGATATAGATGATAGCTACTTTAAGATAGGGGAGGCTAGTTATGGTGATTACCTTAGAGATAACTGTTTAGTTGACGAGTTAGCCTTTTGGGATAGCGACCAAAGTTCTAATGCTTCTGCAATATATAATAGCGGTACGCCTCACGACTTAAACGGATTAACTACAACTCCTAGCCATTGGTGGAAAATGGGAGACGGAGATACTTACCCTACTATAACGGATAACGCAGGTAGTGTAGACCTAGATATGAACTCTATGACGGCTGCTAGTTTTGTAAGTGATGCACCTTAAAAATAAAAGCAATGACAATAATACAAGATTCAAATAACGATATGATATTCTACAAATCAAGTGGATTATCTAGTCCTTATTACTTAGTAAGATTAGTAAATAAGATAACGGCTAAGGAGTTTGTTTTTTTAGACCAATCTATGGTAGCTTGTCCTTTTATTAGCTTAGAACTTAACGAAGTAGGTAAAGACGGAGTAGAAGACCCTTTAACAGCTTCTATTAAGGTGGATACGGGTAGTTATGATATTTACTTATATGACCAAGTAAGTAGTACTAACTTAGACTATACGCTAACTAACTCTTTATTATACGAGGGGGAAGCTTACGTATATTCTGACGAAGACTTAGATAGAACCTTTTTATAAGTAATAATATAAAAGTCGAATTTTTATAGTTAAATTAGTAATATGAGTAAATTAAAAAGTATACTATCATCGTTATTAACTGGAGCGGTTAGCGCTATACCAG